ATTTATATTTTCCCCGGGGGGATATTTTCTGCAATCTCGTTACTGCTTCACAGGGAGTTTTGGGGCATTCTTCCCATATTTGGTGCCTGATAGGCTGGTTTTTCCTCCTTTCTCCTGCTTTGACGACTCCGTGCATACTCCTCTCCACCTCAAAACTCCCTGTGAAGTGGTAACAAGTGCATTCAAACCTGTAATATTCTGTTCGAAAGGAGGTCGATCCAATGCCAAAGCGTAAGAAAACTAGTGAAGAAGATCTGCCAAGAAGGCAACCGCCTGCCATAACAGAAGAAGGACGCGAGAAACAGCTTGTGTCTTTGGCGGTTGACCTCGCAGAAAAGCAGCTCAGGGAAGGAACTGCCTCTTCTCAGGTGATTGTGCATTACCTGAAGCTCGGATCGAGCCGAGAAAAGATGGAAATGGAGAAGATGCGCCACGAGAATGAGCTTCTGAGAGCGAAAGCAGAAGCGATCGACTCGGCCAAGCGCAGCGATGAGCTGTTCGAAAAGGCTATTGAGGCAATGCGAAGCTATGGATACGGAACTTCGAGCGAAGATGATCCGGATGGCTCTGACGTACAGTGAGCTCATACAGCTTCCGACATATGAGAAACGATTCAACTATGTCAAAATGGATTCCCAGGTCGGAAAGGATACATTCGGATTCAAGCGCTATCTGAATCAGAAGTTCTATCATTCGAACGAGTGGCGGCATATCCGCGATCTGGTCATCGCCAGGGATAATGGATGCGATCTGGCAATTGAAGGCTATGAGATTCACGGCCGAATCTATATTCATCATTTGAATCCGCTGCGTGAGATTGACATCATCGAAAGAACTCCATATCTTCTGGATCCGGAATATATGGTGTGCGTATCGCAGGCTACACACGAAGCTATACATTATGGCGATGCCGAATATTGCAAGAAAGATATTGTTGTCGAGCGTTCCAAGAACGATACATGCCCTTGGAAGCATTGAGATGAAGAAGATGCTGCTGTAAACGAAATTCTCAAAACAAAAAAAATAGTTGATAAAGGATGATTACATGGACTACATGGGTATGTCAAACACGGCAACACCCAAGTACTATGGCGAATTCAGGCAAAAGGTTATGTCCGGAATAATCCCAGTGAATCAGAAGATTTCAATGGAGATGAACCGAATAGATAACCTTATTGCAAATCCTGGAGTCTATTACGATCCGAGACCAGTTGAAGGATGGATAAAATATTGCGAGAGTGAGCTCACTCTTACCGATGGTTCGGATCTTCATATGCTCGATTCGTTCAAGCTGTGGGGAGAGGAAGTATTCGGGTGGTACTATTTTGTCGAGAGATCTGTCTACGTCAGAGGTCAGGACGAATTCTCGGGACATTATGTAAAGCGCCAGATAAAGCGCAGATTGATAACGAAGCAGTACTTGATAGTCGGACGAGGCGCCGCGAAATCGATGTATGTTTCCGGCATACAAAGCTATTTCTTGAATGTCGACACAAGCACAACACATCAGATAACCACAGCTCCTACGATGGCACAAGCCGAAGAGGTAATGTCCCCGATAAGGACTGCCATCACGAGAAGCAGGGGTCCTCTTTTCCAGTTTCTTACTGACGGATCGTTGCAAAATACTACGGGTTCCAAAAGGAATCGGCAGAAGCTTGCATCAACAAAGAAGGGAATCGAGAATTTTCTTACTGGGTCCCTTCTCGAAGTTCGACCAATGTCGGTCGACAAGATGCAAGGCCTTCGCTGCAAGATCGCTTCTGTTGACGAGTGGCTTTCCGGAGATATTCGTGAGGATGTCATCGGGGCAATAGAGCAGGGCGCTTCCAAGCTTGACGATTATCTTATTATAGCGACAAGCTCGGAAGGAACCGTGCGAAACGGCGCTGGCGACACAATCAAAATGGAGCTCATGGACATTCTCAAAGGAGAATACTACAATCCTCATGTGTCCATATTCTGGTATCAGCTCGATGGTATTGAAGAGGTTGGAGACCCTGATAAGTGGCTTAAGGCGAATCCGAATCTTGGAAAGACGGTCACTTACGAAACCTATCAGCTTGATGTGGAACGAGCCGAAAAGGTTCCTGCAACGAGAAACGATATTCTTGCCAAGCGTTTTGGAATTCCTATGGAAGGATACACGTATTACTTCACATATGAAGAGACTCTGTGCCATAAGAAGCGAGACTATTGGGGAATGGCTTGCTCTCTTGGGGCTGATCTTTCTCAGGGAGACGATTTTTGTGCATTTACGTTTTTGTTCCCGCTTCAAGATGGAAGCTTTGGCATAAAGACCAGAAACTATATTTCCAGCATGACGCTCGATAAGCTCCCACTTGCAATGCGGAACAAGTATCAGGAATTTCTCGATGAGGGATCGCTGATTGTTCTCGACGGAACGATTCTCGATATGATGGAAGTGTATGAGGATCTTGATGCGCACATTGCCGAGCGCGAATACGACGTTAGGTCTTTCGGATTCGACCCGTACAATGCAAAGGATTTCGTCAATCGTTGGGAACAGGAGAACGGTCCATTCGGAATAGAGAAAGTCATCCAGGGAGCGAAGACCGAATCTGTTCCGCTTGGTGAGATAAAGAAGATGGCAGAAGAGCGCATGCTCTTGTTCGACGAGGACATTATGACATTCGCCATGGGAAATTGTATTGTCATGGAAGATACTAATGGAAATCGAAAGCTTCTCAAGAAGCGCTATGAAGCAAAGATTGACTGCGTTGCTGCTCTTATGGACGCTTGGATTGCTTACAAAGTGAACAGAGAAGCATTTGATTAAGAAAGGCAAACGATTATGACATATTATCTTGTGCATGCCGACGATGAGCTCATGCACCATGGCGTTAAAGGCATGAAATGGGGAGTTAGGCATTAGAAGCGCAAGCAAGAGCGCATGGCAAGAAAAGACGCAAAAGAATATATAGACGCAAAAATGTATTATGGAAATGGCGCTGGAAATCGTAGGAAGCTTATAAAAAAATACAGTTAAGCAACGATCGAAAAATTCTTATTATAAACAAGAATTCGACAAAGCCGTTCAAAATCAAGATTTGGATAAAGCTGTTAAGCGAGCTAAAGCAAAACGTCATAGAACGGATGCTAGTGAAGGCGCCAATAAAACTGCTAGAGGAATAGTGCATACTCTTGCTGGAAATCCGATGTATGCGAGTGCGCTAGCCATTGGAGTAGTCGCTGCTGGAAAATATTATGTTCAAAATAAAGATCGTATCGATCCGATAATAAATCAATATAAAAACAAAGTCCTATGGAATGTTAGAAATGCTGCTGAAACAACTCATGCATATGCCAAAAGAGCTAAAAGAACTGTTTCTGGTAAGAAATAAATCGAGGTATTATCATGACCGAATCGATTCTCACTTCAGTAAAGAAAAGTCTTGGCATCGCAGAAGAATACACTCAGTTTGATGCTGACGTCATGATGCATACAAACACTGCGCTTAACTTGACGAATCAATTAGGGCTTGGTGTAGATGGCTTTAGCATAGATGATTCAAGTTCTACATGGGAAGATTTTCTCGGAAGCGATGAATCGAAGGAAAATCTTGTCAAATCGTATGTATGCTTGAAAGTAAGATTGCTGTTTGATCCTCCTTCTGGAAGTTCTGCGATGACTGCATTAACAAACTTGATATCCGAACTCGAATGGCGCATGGCATTAAGGAGCGATGAAAAACAATGACGTATTATTTTATGCATGCCGACGATGAGCTCATGCATCACGGTATCAAAGGCATGAAATGGGGAATCAGGCGATACCAGAACAAAAATGGATCTCTTACTCAAGAAGGAAAAAAGCGATATTCTAAAGAAGATTCTCTGCGGGATAGTCGTATTAGAAAAGCATCTCATATGTCTGATATGTCAGACGAACAGCTTCGCAACGAAACAAATCGAATAAATCTTGAAACTAATTACAAGAATGCTGTTGCAGCTCGATATGCTAAAAATGGCGAAAGTTTTGGATCTCTTGGAAAAAGAGAAGTTCAAAAGGCTCTTCTTACCGTTACGATTGGTTCTGTTGCTTGGGGTGTAACTGGCATTGCCAAGTTTTTGATTTCGGAAAAAGTAAACGGGGCACTTGGCAAGCAGGTGCTTAATTATGGAGGAAAGAAGAACTAGCGATGACATATTATCTTGTACATGCCGACGATGAGCTCATGCACCATGGCGTTAAAGGCATGAAATGGGGAGTTAGAAGAGCTGAAAAGAAGCGAGCAAAGTACGTTGCAAAAGCTGATAGAATGGCTAAAGCACATAGAAGTATTTCTAGATCTTATCAACATTATGCTAATCAATTAAGAAATATGAGTGATAAAGATTACGCGGATCGGTTTGATGATAAAATGCTTCTTGACCAGTATGGCGGAGCACATAAGGCACGCATTGCGGAAATTGAATATGATGAGAATAGAGCTAAAGATTATGCGGTTTATGGAAAGCAATGGGCTGCTGCCAAAAAGGAAATTATGAATACGCCGATAGAAAAATTGAAGAAAAATCGTGATTATCAAGAAATTATTGATAGAAATTTGAACGACGATTGACGAAAGAGACTGATTATGACATATTATCTTGTACATGCCGACGATGAGCTCATGCACCATGGCGTTAAAGGCATGAAATGGGGAGTTAGGCATCAACGAAAAGTCGAGGCACGCAGAGAAGCAGCCAGGCAAAAATATTTGAGCAAATCAAAATATTATAGAGATAAAGCTGCTAAAGAAATCAGTATAGCGAATAATACGCATTTTCCGAGACTTTTGAAGAAGACACATCACATAAACAAGTGGGAAACTTACAGAAATCGGTCGGAATATTATAAGTCAGTTGCTGAAGATAATGGTAAAGTTAAGCATTTTCTTAAGCATCCGTTGAAAACCATGAGGCAACTTGATTACAACATGTCTACTGGTCAACGCATTGTCGCTTCGTATGCCATTCTAGCAGCTCCAATAGTTGCCGCCGCCGGAGTATCGGCTGCTAAAATAGCTGTTCGAAATGCTGCAGCGAGAGGAAAAGCAGCACGCGAAGCTAGAGAACGAATTCCTAAGCTTGACGAAATGATAAATCTTAATGAAAAACAGTACACAGTGTCATAAGTTTTCTGCTGAATGCGAAGATGAAAGCGAGGTGATTTAATGGCAAATATTCGAACCAGAATTAGAAATGCTTGGAACGCATTTGCTGATAAAAATCAAAATGCGTATCAAAGCGCAACAAATTTTGGCGAATACGCGTCCTTTATTCGACCAGATAGACCGCATTTTACAAGAGGCAATGAGCGCTCAATGGTGAATGCTGTATATAATCGCATTGCCATGGATGTTGCTTCAATAGCCATACATCATGTAAGATTGGACGAGAATGGGCGATTCGCTTCAATTATCGATTCTGGTCTCGATTCTTGCTTGAACATTGATGCCAATGCAGATCAAACCGGAAGAGCCCTTATTCAGGATATTGTGATGTCGATGCTTGATGAAGGCGTTGTCGCCGTTATTCCAGTCGACACTAGCATTGATCCTATAAAGACCAGCTCGTATGATATTCTCTCGATGAGAACTGGACGAATTTTAGCATGGTATCCTGACCGAGTTCGTGTTGATGTTTACAACGAGCGAAACGGAAGACACGAAGAGATTGTTCTTCCTAAAAAAACGATTGCCATAATCGAAAATCCCTTGTATGCTGTTATGAATGAAAAAAGTTCAACGCTTCAGCGCCTCATACGAAAATTAAACTTGCTTGACGTTGTCGATGAGCAATCATCATCTGGAAAGCTTGATCTTATTATTCAACTTCCATATGTTGTGAAAACCGATACACGAAGAAATCAGGCAGAGCAGCGTAGAAAAGCTATTGAGGAGCAGCTGGCCGGGTCAAAGTACGGAATTGCATATACTGATGCTACGGAAAAGATAACCCAGTTAAATCGATCTGTTGACAACAATCTTCTTACGCAAGTTCAATATCTTATGGATTTGTTTTACTCGCAACTTGGCATAAGCCAATCGGTCATGAACGGAACCGCTTCTGAACAAGAAATGCTGAATTATAATAATCGAACCATAGAACCGATTGTTTCAGCAATTTCAGATGAATTTAAGCGTAAATTTCTTACAAAAACGGCGAGATCGCAAGGTCAATCTATAATGTTTTTCAGGGAACCATTTAAGCTTGTGCCCGTTTCGCAAATTGCTGAAATTGCAGATAAATTTACTAGAAACGAAATCATGACGGCTAATGAAATGCGGCAGGTCGTTGGAATGAAACCAGTTCCTGATGAAAAAGCTGATCAGCTTAAGAATGCCAACATTTCACACCCAGATGAATCTGGATATTCTGATTATTCAGAAAACTCTAGCGGATACGGAATGCCGATTTCTAGTGAAGATGCCATCTCCAGCGTTCTAGATATTCCGATTTCCGATATAAACGAATGAGGCTTTTCATGAAATATGATTTTAGCGGATATGCTACAAAGAATGATATTCTTTGTAGCGATGGTAGAACTATTCGCAAAGATGCATTTAAAGATAATGACGGAACAGTTGTTCCACTCGTTTGGAATCATGATCATAACGATCCAGCGAATGTGCTCGGGCACGCTCTTCTCGAGAATCGTGATGATGGCGTGTATGCATATTGCTCATTCAATGATAGCGATTCCGGGCGAATTGCCAAAATGCTTGTCGAGCACGGAGATATTAATTCTCTTTCAATTTATGCAAATCAACTCAAGCAAAATGCTGGAGATGTTATTCACGGAAACATTCGTGAAGTATCTTTGGTTCTTGCTGGAGCTAATACCGGTGCTCGAATTGATACCGATTCGATTGAGCATGGTGATGATGGAGACATAGAAAGCGCAGTCATTTACCATGACGCAGACGGTGTTTTTATTAATGATAATGACGACGATTATTCTGAAAAAAATAAGGAGAATGAAATGCCAAAAGGGACCATTTCGCATGCAGATAATGAGAAAACTATTGGCGATGTTATCGATAGCATGACAGATGAACAGAAGAATGTTCTTTATGCTCTGGTCGGCGCTGCAATTAATGGTGAATTTGGAGATGGAAGTGACTCCGAAGAGGACGATTACGTCGAACAGTCTGACAATTCACCATATCTTATTGGACAGTATGAAAGAGTAAACGACATGAAGCGTAATATTTTTGATGACACAAATGATTCTAGTGACAATGCGATTCAGCATTCCGATATTACCGCAGCCATTTCCGACGCAAAGCGCTACGGTTCCATGCGTGAAGCATTCGAAGCTCATGATCTTGGAGACATTGCGATCGTGCATGATGGTACGGATTATGGCATTACCACGTATGGAAGCAAGGCCGGCGGCACCGGTGGCGCAACCTATGGCATCAACAATGTCGATTTTCTGTTCCCGGATGTGCGCAATGTCACGAACCAGCCGGTGTTCATCAAGCGTGATACGGCATGGGTTTCCGGAGTCATGAGCGAAACGACCCATACCCCATTCTCTCGCATTCGTTCGGTGTTCGCCGATATTACCGAAGACGATGCCCGTGCTCGGGGCTATATCAAGGGCAAGCTGAAGAAGGAAGAGGTGTTCACCCTTCTCAAGCGTTCGACGACTCCGACGACCATCTACAAGAAGCAGAAGATGGATCGCGACGACGTTGTCGACATCACTGATTTCGACGTCATTGCATGGCTCAAGTCCGAAATGCGAGGCATGCTTGACGAGGAAATCGCTCGAGCAATTCTTGTCGGCGATGGCCGTCTCAGTTCTTCCGATGACAAGATCAATGAGCAGAACATCCGACCGATCTGGACGGACGAGGA